AGTCGCAACTCCCTAATCAGTTTGCTAAAATCAATCAAGGCAGCCTCCCATAGCTTACTGCCATAAAAACAAAACCCCGCTTGCTGCCAACAAACGGGTTTTTTACTTTTATTCACTTACGTTTCGCCAGTTCGCAGGATTTCGTGTTATCCGCCCGCGTGGCCATGCCTTATTTTTCAGCAAAATATTCTGCTTATCTGTCGATACCCCAGCACGCCAGCGCGCTCTCCTGGTCACGACGGGATACCTGACCGTAGCAGTTGTTTGAACGAATACGGCAGTCTCTGCCACCGTCCTTAATCCACCAGCGAATCGCCTCACACGCTCCCCTGCGATCACCTGCATTAATTCGTTTATAAAACGTCGACGGGAAACACTTACCGGGACCAATGTTGTACGGACAGAATGACGCGATCCCCGCTTTCTGGGGTTCGCTCAATGCCACTTTGATGTTTTTCTCCACCCATGCCAGCGCCTTATCACGCTCAATGGCGTTGACCTGGTCGCATTTTTCCTTCGACAGTTTCATACCGGGAAAAACGGGTTTTCCATCCACCATCGTGGCCCCCCGACAGATGGTCCAGATGCCGGAACCATCGCGGTATGCCGTAGTGTGGTTACCCTCTTTTTCATCCAGAAACTGGTCGAGAATATCAGGCGCGGGCGCACCGACGGCAATCAGTGCCAGAACGGCAGCCGACAGGCCGTATCTGATTTTTGCGTTCATGGATATTTATCAGGATTTATCGGTTTCTGCCCACGGACAGGTTTATCTGTTCTGGTCAGTGACTTAAGGTTGTGATTCCGGAGGAGTCTTCAGAGAACCAGTAATTCTTCCTGGTAGCTTTCCTTTGTAGGTTATCCACACATTCTGCGCCTCTAAAATTACGGGGCACTTTTCCGGCGACTGCTCATCCCCTTCACATAACCCGGCAGCAACATCCAGGAAGACCTGTCTGATGCTCCTTCTGGCTGCTGCCTCATAAAACTCCAGCGCGGCACCTTCAACACGGTCCAGCGAGATGTCCAGGTCAAAAATTTCACCGTCAAAGCGTTTTTTGTCCCGTAACGCTAAAGTTACCGTAACTTTATTCTCAAAATTGCGGATCCCTTTCACAATCAGTTCATAGTTTTGAGTCATTGAATTACTCTCCCCGTGCCGCCTTACGACGGTCCTCTCTGATTTTGAAATACAGGTTAGTCAGATATGTCAGCAGCCCAAACAGCAGACTCCCCAGCACGCCTATTGCCGCCCACTGAGACGGGGAAACCCTGTCCAGCAACTGCAGGAACCAGTAGCCCGTTCCCACCGCTGACGTGGTGTATGACACACCTGTTGTGATTTTTTCCATCTGGTACATACCCCGTCTCCCGTTATCCGGAAGCTGACAACAATAAAAAAGCCACCAGTTAAGTACTGATGGCTCTGATAACTCATGCAGGCGTCTCAGACGACCCACTGACACTACCGGTGAGTTTAACGATACCTTCCATTTGACTGGCTCACTTTTTATGATGATGCCGGTGCATTTATCTCCAGCACCAGACTTTCTATCTCAACGCCATACGTTGCATTTTTGGTAATATCCGTCAGCGTCAGTGCATTTAGTCCCACTGTCAGACTGTCTTTTATGACCTGGAATGCCGGGCCAGCCACTCCATTCAGTTTCGGAGTAACCGTGGCACTGCCGGCGGTGAACACCAGCTCCAGCGTCTGCCAGTCGTTACTGTAATTCCCGAACTCGCCCAACTTTGTGTTTCCTGCTTTCTTGTGATGCATCAGATTCAGTTTGCCGTCTGTGGTCTGGGTGAAGAACGACATCAGGAACGGGTTACCAGTCCCGGTCATCGCCACGACGTCAGGTAACGCTACATCGGTATACAGATAAATTCCCAGACCGAACTGGTTGTTGGTCAGTGCGCCTGACAGGCGAAACTTACAGCTCAGTCTGCCACCCCGTGTCAGCAGGGAGACTGCGTCATCCACCGGGCGCGTCAGGGACCAGGCTTTATTGCTCTGCTTGGTGATCTTAAATACACCATCTGACAACTGAATTCCGCCATTCTTAATGCTCCAGCCCTGCGCAGCAGCGTCTCCGGCTGTCGGCAACAGGGAGATTGTGCGTATGGATGCATCTTCAGACGGCCCCGATGGCGTGTCGCCGCCGGGCGAGGGTTTGATTTCCGGTGCCTTACCACTAATGAAGGCTGAGGTGCGCCCGGCTGCGTTCAGAATAGCGGTTGCCATACGATCGGGAATAATGCCACGACGCGCCCATGAGCTGAAATGCGTCGGGCGATTTGATGATACCCAGTTTTTGTTCGTTCGGGATGCCGAACCGTAATAACCAGACCCGACAATATCAGGATCTTCTGACGGGTTGTTTGTCGGTGTATTAACTCCGCTACCATCGGTCATAAAGGGAACAAAATAAATCTGCTGGGATTCTTTACCTTTATATGCACCATATACCACTTCATATTGCGTACCGTGTTCTTGTTTCCACGCGTATGTCGTGTCGCCACAAATCCAGGGGACTGATGCCGGACTTCCACCGTGACACTGCGCCGCCAGCCCGGCAAGGTCAGCACGGAACTGCTGTACCATTGCAAGAAATGCTGCTGGCTGCTGGGCGTAACTGGCATTCGTCATATCGAATTCCCCCTGCATCCAGCATATCGCCAGCAAAACGTTTTTCGGGTTTTTCTGCAATGCTGCCTTCGTGCGGAAAAGCAGATCCTGATATAACGGCTTACCCACTCCCCAGCGAGCCGAATCCTGACTGGCCCCCGTGGACTCGCTGAATGTCCCCTCCGTGCCCTGGGTGAATGCCGAACCACCACGACAGCATGGTACCAGCAGGATCCCCGCATTATTAGGGATATACGGAAGCAGTTTTTTGGCAATATGTAAGCCCTGTCCGACACAGCCGTACTGCCCTTTGCTCAGGTCAGCCCGGGGATGATTAATCGTACTCATATCCTGAACATCATGCAGACAATGGTCAGCAGGAATGATGTCGTTAAATACGCATACTTCACCACCGGGAGTCACTGTGTTACGACGGGCCAGTTGCTTAATGCGCGGATGGGGCGCATCGTATGAATCCGGAAGCGGAAGCCCTTCACCGTAAGCCATGGCATTAGACTGCCCGGCCAGTACGATGACGTAGTACCACTCCGGCTCAGTTGCACCACTGACGACCACATCACCTTCTGCGACAATCGCCTGAATAAGTGCTGCGCCATCATCCGTATACGAAGAAAACGGCCCGCCGTATGGTTGCCATCCTTCACGAATTTTTTGAGCAAGTGCATCAGCAAGGTCTGACGGCGATACCGCCCTGACAACATCATAGTGTTTAAATGCCATGAATCCTCCCGGCCGGGATAATATTGTGAGTAAAATGAGGAGCGGGCTGAAGTCCGGAAGTTACAGGACAATGGCAGAAGAGAGACAACAGCCCGCAATACGAAAAAGGCCGCGCTATTGCGCAGAGTGATTACTGTCGGATATTATTCGCCAGCTGAAATATTACTTCACGTTTTGTTGTTTATTCCTTGCCGCCCGCGTCTCCCTGCGCGGGCTTTTTTTGTCCATAAGAAAGCCCCTCCGGAGAGGGGCTGGAGAGTGGCGCTATGTGCCATTGCATGGTGCCGGGTGCCTCCCGGTGAATTCAGTACCAGCACCTGAATCCGCGATTATCCCATATACCTACTCGCTGATTGCCCCTCCGCACAGGGGGATTCACCATGCCAGTTTCTTTTAACAAACTCCCCGCAAAACAGACAACTGTCAACCGTCTGAATTGTGAGACATTTAAAAAAAAGCCCGCAAAAGCGAGCCAGGGAAAATAAGTGTGGCGCGTTGTACTGGATTCGAACCAGTGACCGATTGCTTAGAAGGCAATTGCTCTGTCCGGCTGAGCTAACAACGCATGATGCAGATAATGGACCGCCATCGGGGACTTGAACCCCGCGCAGCCAGCTTCGAAGGCTGGCGCTCTTTCCTGATGAGCTAATGGCGGTATGTGATGGTGGCCCTTGCTGGATTTGAACCAGCGACCTGGCGATTATGAGTCGCTCGCTCTCACCACTGAGCTAAAGGGCCGGGAGCCGCATAATAACGACGCGTAATTAATTCTTCAATATCATCCGTTCTGGCTGACTAAATCCTGTACTTCCCGAACCGTCTGCTCAAAACGTTCAGTCTCCAGCTCAACGCCAATTGCACGACGCCCGAGCGCCAGTGCCGCTTTCACTGTCGAACCCGACCCCATGAAAAAATCTGCAATCAGGTCACCCGGACGACTGCTAGCGCTGATTATCTGCTGCAGCATTTCTGCCGGTTTTTCGCACGGATGTTTCCCGGGATAGAACTGCACCGGTTTATGCGTCCACACATCGGTATACGGCACCTGCACCGTCACGCCAAAATACCGCCGCAGATGCTTATATTCACTCAGCAGTTCCATATACTGCCGGTTCAGCTCACTGTATGTGCTGACCAGTTGGTAATGGGACTTTTCCAGTTCTCCCCGCTGATGTTTCTCTTCTGCCACCCGGGCAAACAGCGACTGTAATTTCAGATAATCGCTTTCGTTCGGTAGCTGCCACTGACTGGCACTGAACCAGTG